CTGAATATAGCCATGAAACATTCCTATAGTTAAAAAAAAATAAAAAGAATTGTATAAAAAAGAAAAGGGAAAGGGGCTTCCGAAGAAACCCCTTAAGTACTACTAAGCGTTTACAGCGATGTTGAATGCCGCGTCTGGACGTAGAACAGCAGTGCCGTACAAAGTATCAGCAGTGTAAAGAGAACCTAAGAACTCTTGCTTGTACTGAGTTTGTGAACGAACACCTTGTTGCTCTGCTAGAACCATTGCGTCTTTGTGGAACAACATAGCTTGTTTAACGTCACCACCTGCGCTGTTAGCGGCGGCAGTTTCGATAACAGGACAGTTAGAAGAAACAAAGATGTCGATACCATACAAGTTACCGATTTGACCATTGTTTACAACTTTACCATCTACGAAATCACTAGAAGAGTAACGGTCGATACCCATGATAGCGTTACGGATTGATGGTGGTACTACTAGACAACGATTGTCCATAGGCACGTCAGCATCATCCATTTTTTGAATTAGCTCACGGAAACCTGCATCATTGAATACGTCACCTGCGGCTACAGAGTCTACAGCGTAAGCCTCAAGACCAGTGCTACCTGCGAAGTTGTAAGTACCAGTACCAACGTAATCACCACCGTTGTCACCGAAAGACTTACCTAGAGCAAACAAGTCAGAATCTACTTGTTTAGCTAGAGCATAACCTGCGTCACCAGTGTAGAACTGACGAAGAGAAGCTAGTGCTTGTACGTCTGTGATGTCTTCGATTAGACGTGAGTACTCGAAGTGCTTGTCAATAACTACTTGTACTTCAGACTCAGTAGCGTTCTGAATGGTTACTGCCGCGCCTTCTGCTTTAGCATGAGCATCACCACGAGTAGGCTTAGGAATGTGAAGGGTATCACCTTTCTTTCCTGCCATAGCCATTTTCTTAACGAGAGGTGCTAATACAAGGTTAGATTGATAAGCGGCAACAACTTCGTCACTCCAGATTTCTGGGATAAAAGTTGCCGCGCTAGTGTTATCTACTGCTCCGCCCATTGCGGGATAAGTTGAATCAGTCATTTTAATACTTCCTATATAATAATATTAGTTTCGTACCCTCCCTTCTTTATACGCTTGCATAATCTCATTTGATAGTGCTTGGTATCTGTCGGGGTCAGTACGCATTAGTTTAATAATGTCTGCGCGTCTGTAGATTTTCTTGGCTCTCTGTTCACCACTACCACGGGCATTGCCTGTAGATGCGGATTTAACAGATTGCTTTCGTTGTTGTTTCTCATTAGCGGCAGTTTGAGTGACAACCTGTTGACGTTCTTTCCATAGGGAAAATAGTTCGTCAGCGGCATCTACATCATACTGTTGGTCTGCCTGTGCAAAGAGCCGTGTCCTAATCTTCGAAGCCTTAATCCACTCAACGAACTTAGCGTCCTGCAAGATTCCCTGCATCTCAGGGTGTTTTGTTTGCAGTGTAGCCATAGCCGTTGATTGTCGATACTGGTTGCTGATGTTCTCAGCTTCCTTAATCTTCGGGTGATTATTAATTGCTCTCTCGACTGCCTTGTCGGGGTCAGAGAAAAAATCTACTTCTTCGTCAGCATTTGTTGCTTGTGTTTCAGTGTCGGTGAGTTGTGTCTGAATGTAGTCATCAACAACTTTGCGTAAATCACCCACTTCAGAACTTTGTTTACCTAAGAGTTTTTCAGCCTCTTGATGCATCCGTACTATCTCGGCTGTACTCTTCCCTTGATACTTCTCAGGTATATCTGACTCAGGTTCTTCAAGAGTTGCCTCAGCTTGAGGTTCTTGTTCTAGCGTTGTGTCAATGTCGTTCTCTTCTACGTCTTCTGGACGCTCATCTATTAGTCTTGCCATTATTAAACTCCGTGATTAATATCATTATGGAGGTGTATTAAGTGTAAGGGTTCTATGGTCGAGAGTTAACCTTACGTTATTGTGTTACGATTTGTTAGCGTTCATGTGTGACTCTCTTTGTCTAGCCCACTTCCGTGTTTCCTTCCAAGAGTCTTTACCACGATTAACTTTTACAGGTGTAACAATCTTTCTAGCCTTCAACTCACAATCAGGACAATCAACTTCTTCTACGTCTGAGCCTCTAAGAAACTCGTTGACGTGTCCGTTGTCACATTGAAAGTCGTATAAACGTCTCATTCTTCTAAGTCGTCTTGTTCTTCTTGTTGTTGTTTAGCTGTTTCTATCTGTGACTCTAGGTTCAGCATATTAGCCATGACTACAAGTTGTCCCTTACGAAAGTTAAGGTCTTTGTCGTCTTTACAGGCTTCTACGGAGTTGACCTGTTCTGCACTTCCTTTAAAGTCTTGCATTAAGTTCTTCCAACCATCTGTACGGAACATCTCTTCAAAGGAACGATAGTACTTCTCTAGTTCTACATCAGTCATTTACTGTTTCTCCTTAATGGACAGCTTTAATTAATAATTTAAATAACATACTTAATGTATATTATAGTAATATTATACCATAGTTTACTAAGAAAGTCAAGCTATTTCTTAGGCTTTTTCTTAACTGCTGTCTTTTTTTTCTTTGGTGGTCTTCCTACTTTACTACCGTATGTACCTTTACCGTATGGCATAGTATTCTCCTGATTACCATTTAACTTTATCAGCCCAATAAGCCGCAGACATCTTACCTTTAGCAATGTTCTTACCGTGTCTGGACTTGAAGGACTTACGTTTAGCTTTCATCTTAGCGGACTCACCTGCTTTAGGTTTGCCCGCTGTGCTTGCACCCTGCTCACCAAAGCGTATGGTCTTAATCTTGTCACCTTCTTTAGCCACTACCACATGAGACTTCTTGGCATGACTAGGTGTACGCTTTGGTTTGTTAAAGCCAGAGACTCCTGCTCTAGCCAGTCTTGGGTCTTTTTTTACTGGCATTAGATTTCTCCTTGCGGGATTCCTTGAGGTCTTGGAGGTCTGCTTCCAATACCGCCAGTCGCTTGAGGGTTTGGTCGAATGCCTTGTTCACCTGCTCCAATGCCTCGTTGAATTGACGCTGTGTTATCATTTGCTTTTCCTTGTTGGGTTTCTTTAACAGCTACTTCACGTTCCTTTAGTAACTGCTCTGATATTTTAAGACGTTTCTGGAACTCTTTATCATCCGCATCACCTGACTTAAGGTTAGCTGTAACAGCCTTAATACGGTCAATCTCAAGCTCCTGTGGTACAACACTTGCCTCTGCCGCAAGTTTCTGCGCTCTAGCTTGTGACTCTGTAGCTTGACCTTGTAGTGCCGCAGTTTGTGACTTCTGGAACTCCATCTGTGCTTGTTGCATAGCTTGCTGTGCTTGCTGTGCCTGTGGGTTAGGCTGATTAGCTTGTTGCAACGAAGAGATAAGTTCTTCACGATTAGACAGGTTCATGTTATCAATGATTGACATAATCAACTGTGAGTACATTGGGTTGTCTTGTTGCATAGTCTGTAGTAACTGTACAAGCTGTGTAACCTCATACTCACGGGCAATGATACCTAGACTGCTAGACGTATGGAACTTGTAGTCCGCTACAGGATAACGCTCAGGGTTAAACTGCATATAACGATGTGCGGCTTTAGTTACGAATGGAATAAGGAATGATTCTTGAAAGTTAATCAACGTACGCTTGTGACGCTTGATGATAGCACCGAGGCTCATAGAAATACCTGCGGCTGTTGACTCACCGTTAATAGAACCAGAGATACCCGCAGAGTCAATAGCACCTGTGGCTGTCTGCACCATCTTCTGTAGTTCACCTGCCTGTGCAAAGGTAACTTGACTAACATTACCGAAGTTTAATGGCTGTAGGACTTCAGCAGGGTTACCGTTGGTTAGGATAGTCTTGCCCGCTCGTACCTCTGCTTTAGCACCTCTAGGCATACGTGTAGCATCAATAGCCATCATTGGGTGGATAGTAAGTGCTAAGGCATCGATTCTAGCGCGTAGTTCTGCGTCTAACGCCTTTTGAGAGTTATACCCTTTCTCACATACTCCTCGACCCCAGAAACGGCTAGGAACGACATCCCACGGGAATGCAACGACTGGTCTGTCACCCATCATGTATGGATTCTCTTCAGCCTTTAGGATAGTGCCATCATTGGCAATAACAACGACTGCCTCTACGTAGTATGAATCACTCTTTTCATTAGCGACTATTTCTTCTACTTCTTCGTCTTCTGATTCTTCTTGAGCCGCTTTTAATAAATGACGAGGTACTAAACCATAGTACTTAGTTAGACGTACTTTATCGTCTTCGAATACCGCTAGGTCTTTATCTGGTTCAATGTCGAAGTCTGATGGTGCATCACCTACGTATACGTCACGATAGACTCCTGCTTCCTGTAGTTGCTCTACAGAGTGCATAGGTACAAACTCATCTACTGCACAACCTAACGCTTCCTCAATGGAAGTAGCTAGTGGGTCGATAAGGAAGTTCTGTGGCATTACTGGTCGTAGCTTTACGCAAGTCATATCTACGATGTTGACACCAACCGCTGTTAAATCCCCACCCATAACAGGCTGTGTAGCAGGTTGGAACTCTTTCTCTTCTTCTAATACTACTTCAGCGATACCTGTACCGAATACAGCCGCGTTGATAAGGCACTCAGCTACGCTCTTACGGACTTTATTCTTTTTAAAGTCTTTGTATAGGACTTCACGTAACAGCGCTATATCACGCTTTTCTTGGTCTGCTACGTCATCCTCAATGTCAAACCACTTACCACGACCAAAGGTAGCTTCCTCTAGTTCTGATACTGTGGCTTCTACTGCCTGTTGTAGGGCAGGGGAGATTAAACGGGAAGATTCAGACTCACGTAGTTTATCTGATTCAGCCCAGATACCACGCCATAGGCGATAGTATTCATCCCACTTCTTTTG